ATTAATCTAGTGACCATGAATATAATCAAGACATAGTAGGTCCACATAATCCACATGCCAATCTTATTATGGCGAGATCCCCTAGCATACCTAACAGGTCCATGAGCGGAATCCCACCCATCTGCCATATATTCACTTGGATCAATTTTTTTACTCATCATTAAATGTAGAATCAGGTTCTAATGCGATGTAGTAGGTCAAATCATAAGTTTGACATTGAAATCTAGATAACAATTTAGATGATACTATCACATCATACGTCCCGGGAATAATCTTTAAATTCTCCTCTTTAAAGTTGAAGACAAAAGATTTCTCACTCTCACCCACTATAATAGAGAAATTATTTGAAGTATCATTCTTCTTATCTCTAGCAACCAATTTAACTACTCCATCTTCACCAATAACAGAAACATCTGGTAATTGATAGACAGATGCTGCTTTCTTCAACTTCTCTAACTGTTGACCAGAAAGAATAAAAGAAACATCCTCAGTAGGAAGAGTAATGGGTTTATCTGGTGGAGAAACTATAACAGAAGCATCAGCAAAGAAATACCTAGAACGCATCTTCCCTTCTTTGATTACCACATAACTATTATCCTGACCAAAATCCAACTCAGGAGTTTGGTGCAAAGCTAGTCCATTAAGGAACTGGTTCAAATCATAGATTCCAAAATCTTTAGGAATCTCCTCAGTAATAGTTGCTTCAGCAAGTATGTTCTTCATCACACTAATACTACGTAATTTATTCCCTTGTTTGAAAAGAATAGATTGATTAATGGACGAGAAGTTCTTTAGAAGATTGATTGTTTTATCAGAAAGTTTCATAACCACGGGTCGGAGTTTCATTGTCTTGAGTATTCCCACTGAAATAATATAACAGTAGGCAATAGTGCATTGCTTTTAGTATATCACGTTTTGCTTGTCCTTTCTTGTCGTACCTACTCAAATACTTGATTGCATTAGAACGGCAGAAAGATTCCGCATCACCAACTGATTCGATAAGATCGAGCGTTTGGACGTTGGATCCTTGGGAAGTATAATGTCCATTATAGGTTGAAGTGACATAATCCTGAAGATCTTTGATTCCTTTATCTTCTTCATATTTTTTGTATGCTGTTTTGTTTATGGAAGGTTCTTGTTTAAGAGAACTAACTGTAGGATAACAATCATCTTTCAATGGTGTTGGCCATACTTGCTTTGGGAATTTTTCAACATCACCTTCAAGTATCACCCTTTCTCTTTTCCTTGGATCAGTTCCTATCGGATACCTATAAACTGTTTTACCATTATCTGGTGATTCGTAGATAAACTTTGCTTTATCCTCCCAGTTTCCTGCACCAGCATGAACATCTCCATGCCCATCAACGAAATCTCCTGTCACTTTAAATGCCCTCTCTCTATCCTTTGGATCGGTAAATGGATTTTTTATATCAGAATCATTACGATTATAATCGTAATAATAATCAGAATAAGGATACGCAGAATCCTGCTCTGGAATATCCCAAATAGGTGGCCAAGGTGAACCAGGAGTCCATTCATATCCTCCTGATAATTCTATACCCCTATTATTCATAATAGGATACTCCTTATCCATGTCACCATAAAGTTCCTCATATAATAACCACCATGCCATAATTATAACAAATTCCTTGTAGTTTGTCCAGGCTCTCTGAGAAACCATCCAGTAGAAATATACTTAGGAATTTCACCAGTTAGAAATCCTCCCCTATGTACATGAGTGTATCCTGCTGGCCACAGAACAATAGTTCCTGCTTTTGGTTGTAAAGCAATCTTCTGATGCAAGAACTCAGTTGCTCCTCCATTATCTGTGGGAATTGAATTTAAATAAACCATCCATGTAAGAGCTCTATCCCTATAAATGAATTGTCCATCCTCACAATGCCACTGATGATATCCACCACCTGCAGTTGTTCTCTGAACCTTTGTAGACCAGGAAGAGAGAGGATCAGTATCTTGAATTAATCCCCTATAAACATTAACATATTCATCAAATGCTTTCCTAATATAAGAATTTAATTTTTTAGTTAAATCTAATTCCACCACTTCCAAACACATCTGAACATCATTCCTTGAGAAATGACCATCTGCCATCTGCTTATCCCCATCTTTAAAACAGGGTCCTATAAATTCACGGTTTCCCTCCCAGATATTAAAAGACTCAATGATGGATTCACATAAGTCATTAGGCACTCCACCATCAAAGACTCCAATATGATCAGTTATCTTCATCAACCTTATCCTCCACTTTTTCAAATTCAAATTCAGCATCTACCTTATCATATAGTTCTAAGAAAGATTGCTTAGTTTCATCATCAAATCTGTTTACACAGACTTCAATTGCCTTTGCCTTATTATTAAAAATAGAATAAGCACGAACTATATGAACCAACCTTCTTGTACTAATAATCTCATCAATACCACCATCATAAAAAGTCTTACGAATAATATCACCCCAATCTACTAACCTCTGACAGAAATCAGTATCAGTAACTCCTAATACAGAAGCAACCTTTCCAAGAATTCTTTTCTCAATCGCTGGAGAAGGATAGTTTTGTTCAAAAGTTACAGGGAATCTTTCGAGGAAGGCTTCATTAAGCACATTAGTTCCAATAAACCGTCCGTCGTCAGAACCTTTACCTTTAGTGTTTGCTGTTGCGATGACGTTGAATCCTTTTTCTGGGCTCACGAATCTTCCGATTTTTTTAAGGAAAATTCCGTTACCTTCAAGGATTGGTTGGAGGCAGAGGATTTTGTTACTGGCAAGGTCGATCTCGTCAAGGAGCAATACACATCCCCGTTCCATAGCTTCAATGACTGGGCCGTTGTGCCAGACTGTGGCACCGTCAACAAGGCGGAAGCCACCAATGAGATCATCTTCATCTGTTTCTATAGTAATGTTTACTCTAATAAGTTCTCTTCCGAGTTGGGCACAGGCTTGTTCAACACTGAACGTTTTACCATTGCCTGAAAGTCCAGTAATGAATGTAGGATAAAACACACTGGTTTTGAGAATGGTCTTAATATCATTAAAAGGACCAAAGTGGACGAAGGTATCATTTTTTGCGGGAGTAAGATTTTGCTCAACAGGAGGCACAACAGCAGGTGCTTGATATGCTTTCTCTATATTATTTACTTCTCTTGGGACTACCTTTAAATTCCACTTACCACGACCAACTTTAAATTCAGTGATCTTGCTAGTAACTGTATGATAATGAGTATTATTCATCAAGCACCAAGCACGAATATCAGCAGCAACTATCTCCTCTCCATAAAGAGACTGTAATGAAGTTACAAGTGATTCAAGATTAAGTGCCATAATTTAAAGGTTTTTCATTTGTTCTTATTGTAGAGCCATAGGAGAAGGAAAGGACTTCTTCTATGCCACTTTCTTTAGTGACCCCCATAAGGATCACTATAGTCATCATAAACCCCAGAACCTGCCTGATCCTGTAAAGGACCTCCTGGACCAGATGCCTCTGATGGCATATCTTCATATTTTTTTATACTCTCTTCCCATTCCTTAAGTGATGATGAACAATCAGGTGGTTCAGGATCTTTATATCCCTTAATCTTTTTCCACTTTTGATACAATGTACTCATATACCATGACTGAGCTAAACTCTTAGGTCCATTCTCCAACATCTCAAGATCCTTCTTACTGCTAGTATAGGATTTCATCTCCTCACGCCAGTTAGAATCATCGTAAGTCTTATTCATATCCCTTCCTCCTTTTCCAATCACTATACATCCCACCAAAGACCATACCCTCATGAGACTTCAATTCTGCGCCAGCAAGAATTTCTATCTGTCTTTTAGATAGTTTAGAATTCATTTTCTTATATTCCTGTGGGAAGTTTTTAATTGCTTCTTCAGTCAATTTCATTGTCATACTCTATAATAATACGTTTGACACTCTGACCTGATGTGTTAATTGCAGTTTGATGAAGGTACTCACCGCCCAATTCTTCAGCAAGTCCTTCAATCTCCTCAAGGATTTCTTCTTTACTCATAATTAAGCCACTAGTCCTATAAACTCACCAAGAACTTTTTTATTTAGTTTTTTGGCTTGAAGAGACTTAACAAAAGCACGCTTAATTTGTGCCTTAGAAGCATCTTCATGTACTTCAAATTCATCATCATTAGATAATCCTGAATCTATTATAGCAAAATAAGTATCATAACCACAATCCCTAATAGAATAAGTTTTATCTTTCTTCGCTTTTCTTAAAGTATCATCATCTATACTATCATATCTTTTAATAAAAGTACCAAAGTCTCTTGATGAAACAAGACGAATACCAATAAAATTAACATCTGGATGAATCTGCTTCAAATTATTAAGTAAAACTTCTGTAAACTTATAATATTCATAAGAAAGTTTATAAGTATGACCTGTTTTACGATTACGTAAAAAAGAAGTCTCAGGTGTCCAATGCCTCTGCCCTAACCTTTCTTCTCCATCATGTCTAGTAAAGGTTTTATAAACTGGCATTTGTCCTGCTTCACCATCACTCAAAATAACACATTGAACTTTCTGAAGATCATTCTGCTTTTTAAATTGAGGAATAATCTGATGTAAACACACCAAAGCATCATTAAGAGGAGTACCACCTAAACCAAATTTCTGAGGAACCTGATAGCAAGATCGAAATTTACTATGAAAATCTAAAGAACCTACCAATCTCCACAAGTTCAACAACTGATTTTCTAAAGTTGCCTTATTTACTTTACTACTAATAAAATTTAAAAGACAGAATTGGTCATCAACAACAAATTCATTCTCCTTAGGTTCTGTAATTATAGGAGACTTTACAGAGATATCTCTAAAATAATAAGCATTAGAAAAGGCATAGACTTCAAAAGGAATCTGAACTTTTTTACAAAACCAAACCAAATTAAATAATTGCTTAATTGTATCCTTGATACAATGACACATAGACCCTGACCAATCAAGAATAAAAATCAATCCATGATTCTTACCGTCAGGAACTATGCTGATCTTCCTAAAAAGGTCTTCATTGAATTTATAACTATGAAGCTTCTCTGTAGAGAGAACCCCAGTACGACTAGTAGTAGTACGAGCATAATTGTCAGCTGCCTTTCTACATTCAAACTCCTTAACAAGATAATTTACCTCCTTCTGTGCTGACTTTTTGAAAGAATGGTAATCTTCATCTACATTACTATAATCTGCAACCCAACTCCTAACATCAGTTGGTTTTAATATGTCTCGAAAGTACTCATTCAATTCATTATGTATTTCAGTATGAGAAATAATAGCCTTATTCACATCTACTGTTGGTATTTCACAATATACATTCTCATGAAATTGACGATTATCATTTAATTCACTTAACTTATCATTAAAAGTATCATCTGTCTGAACTTTAGGTTCTTCCCCTTTCTCATAACTAGGAGTATCTAATTGAGCAGGATCCTCCTTTGGTTGTTGTGGTTCCTTTTCTAACTCTTCTAAGAGTTCATCATCAGTCATCTCCTCTACATCTTTCTGATCACTAGATAAATTTAATTCTTTTTGAATATCTTCTTCTTGACGCTTTTCTTGTTTCTGCTCCATCTGTTGTTGAGCGCAATACTTATAAAGAACTTCTGCAGCATTAAGACTATCATCAAAAGTCTCAGAAGAACCAATCAAATTGATAATCTGTTTTTCAGCAGACGAAAAAATGATATGAAGGACGTTGCCACTCTTGAAATATAGATTAGCCCTATCAGCAAGATTAAAACTATTAATATCTTCACCATCTAACTCAAAGAAATCTTTATCATTAAGTTCATTATATCCATTATAGAAAGTTTTGGTAAGTCCAGGATACTTTCTCTTCATCAACTTCTCAATTCTAGCATCCTCACAAACATTTACAAACTGTTGAGGAACATTTATCCTCTGGGTCCAATCCTCATCAGGAGTAAACAGAGCATGTCCTACCTCATGACCCACTAATAAGTCATATACAAGATTACTGGCACGCTTCCATAGAGGAAGAGTCAACACACGTGTATGAACATCGAACTGAGCAGTCTCTACGTTCCTATTTTCTACTACCAAATCCTCTGTAGCAAGCAACTTAGCAAGCTGGGACTTAATTTCGTAGTTGACTGTCATGGTCTATTGACTTGATACATCTAGTATGCCATAAAAAAGGACCCCTTGGTGGGGTCCTGTGACAGATATTTAATTGGTTGTGCCTAAACTAAAACCTCCTTACAGATTCGTCTGCACATTACTGCATTGTCATCACACTCGGTAAGGCACTGAAAATAATCATTTATAGCTGATTCTTGACTTGTTTTTTCTTCCACTTCTTCTACTTTACTTTTCCAGCCAGCTAATTGATTATGGGATACTAGGTTGTGCATTGATGACCTCCACAGTTGTTTACTTTAACACCATAACAAAGGAGTTTGGATTCATACGGTCCTCCTTCTATCCATTCTATCATTATTTAGTCAGAAAACCAACACATTTCATCTATTTTTTACAAAAATAAATGCCTACGAGTTTATACCCATTAAAAAAACACTCTTAAGTTTCCTCTTGAGTGCTTTCCTTCTTTCTATTGCTTGACGCAATGCTTGTGGTTTAAGCTTTCGCTTTTTCTCTTTCTTGGAGTGATGTATCCAGTTCGGGATAAAGTTGTTCAATGTCCCTCCTACACAATTTTCTAACATTATCTATAAGTTTACCACTCCTGTCAAGCTTGGTAGTTCCTTCCTTGGGACTCATCTCATATTGAGCAAATGCATCTGTTTTAAAAGGAACTCCTACTATTTCACTAACCCACTTAGAAAACTTAGGACCTAACCCATCCTCATATTTCCATATATGAGTATCCTCAGAAAGAAATTCTACCTGAGATCTCCACCAATTTAAAGTTTCAGGGAAAGGAAAATTCTCTAACATATAAAAAAACTTCTCCTCATCCTCCACCTGTGTCATAATTTGTGGACCATATACCTGAGTCATATAAATGGATGCTGAGAAAAATTTATCAATAGGATTTCTAACTACAGCAATTTGAGGAATACCTTCTATATCACAATACTTCTCATACAATTCTCTATGAAAATGAGCTATCTCACAATCCTCTATAAATGAATGCTGATAATGAGGTATTCCATATACTTCTATTGGTTCTGCTTCCCATCCATTATTCTTTAAATTAACTTCTATAAATCTTCCTCCTGTACGTGGAATGTGAATAAAATGAAATCTCTTTCCTGTTTCAGTATGTTTAAATGTTGCCATTACTTTTTGTCTCTCCTGTGATCCCAAGGCTTATCGTGACCCAAATCCAACCACCTCGGTAAGTGTTCTTTAATCCAATATATTACTTTACGCATTATAATTTCATTGTAGAGAAGCCTTTAACCTTTTCAAATTTTACCACATTATCAAATCTTTCATCCATCCCACTCTTATGGGATATTACAAATATGTTAGCATCTTGTATAACATATTTAATAATCTTAAGAAATTCTTCTGTGCCAAATCCGTCTAATGAGCTATCAAACACCTCATCCATAATTAGTAAATTTGTATTAACTGAATTCTTAAATCTTGCTACTTCTCTCCAAGTGAACAAGAGTGCTAAATCTATTCTCATCTTCTCTCCCTCACTGAAAGAAGAATAAGAAAAATCCTCATGAATAGGGGATTCTATAGTTTCATTGAACTCATCATCAAGTTTAAAGTTAATATAAAAATCCATCATTTGAAGATACTTATTCACCTGCTGATTAATTAAGGGAAGATACTTCTTAATTATCAAAGACTTAACTCCACCATCCTTTAATAACCCGTAGGTGAAGTCGTAGTAAGTAATATTCTCTTTTTTCTCAGCCAAATGTTGATACGTATCTTGAAGAGTACTCCTAAAGGTTTCTAGCTTCTCATGCTCAGTATTTCTATTTTCAAGTTGGTTGGTAAGTGTTTGAATTTCACTGTCCAAATCTCTGACCTGTCGTTGATAGGTAGAGACCAAAGTATTGTTTTTAGAAATGCCATGCGTTAGTTGAGTAATCTCCTTAGATAAAGTTGTGAAGTGACGCTCTCTTTGTTCCTCTGTTTTAATTGCCTCTTCTAGTTCTTTATAACCAGATTGCAACTCCTTTGCTTTACATTGAGCGTCATCAATTTTATTTATTCTAAAGTCCTCTTCGATATCTTGAGTGCAGGTAGGACAAACTGAATTCTCTGTGAAAAACTTATGCTCTTTAGTAATTGTGGAGACTTTTTGAGTAATTTTACCCTTAATATTATTAAGTTTCACTAACTTACCTGCTTCTCCTGTTGCTTCTTCTTGCTCCTTGAGAAGGTCAGTAATATCTGATTCTGTAAGTTGATTCTGTTCTATTTTAAGATCAATTTCAAGATTCAACTTATGAATTTTGTCATTCTTACCCTTTATATTCTGCTTACCCCTACACTCCATTTCCTTGATAAAGTTCTTTTGCATTTCTACCTTATCTTTTATAGACTCTTTTTTTAATTCATATGTACGAACCTCTTCCCTAACCCCACGTATCTTTTCCTTTATTAAAGTATTCATAGAGGAAAAGATTTTAATATCCAATAACTCCTCTACCACCTCTCTCCTACTTGATATAGGTAATTGCATAAAGGGAACAAATGTACTACTCCCTAAAATAACAATTTGAGTAAAAGACTTATAGTTCATCTTAAGAACATTTTGTTCCAACCATTTCTGTTGATCTACTACAGAAGAAGATTGATCTAATTCTTTCCCATCTCTAGTAATCTTAAAGATAGCAGGTTTAATACCTCTTATTATTTGCCAATTAGTAGAATTAACGGAGAATTCTATATCAACTTCACAATTCTTCTCGTTAGTAGTATTAATAAGTTGACTCTTATTAACCCTCCTAAAAGACTTTCCATAAAGTACAAAGGTTAAAGCATCTAGAATAGTAGACTTACCTGCTCCATTAGTCCCAACAATTAAAGTAGTAGAATCTCCATCCAACTTAACCTCTATAGGATGATTTCCAGTTGAAAGAAAATTCTTCCAGGATATCTTCTTAAATATAATCATGTTTAGTATCCTGATCTGGTGGAACTACTATGTCATTAGGTGTTATAATGGCATATTTGTGTCCATGTAATTCACAAGTTTTAATCATTACATCATCTTCAATTTCTATAACAGACATTTTAGGATAATCCTTATCTTCTAACTGAAGAGAGTATCTCATGGCATCATCATGTTCTTGGAAAATATAAAGAACTTGTTCGCGGTCTTCATCGACCACAGAATAAGCTCCCTCCTTTTCTTTTCCCTTCACAGTGATAATATACATCACACCAATTCACAAGCCTCCTGGTAGATTTCCTTTACTATTCCACTCACTACAGACTTATCAAGAGATATCTCTGCTTCTTCAATATATCTATTCAAAATAGATAAGGTATCTTCAGACTCATAATCATTAGCAGAATCATCTGGGTCATACCATCCGCTAAAATCAAAGTTCTCAACAATCTTTAACTCTGCTACATTAGCAGTATATAATTTATCAATAAACTTTTCAAACTGAGTAAGATCTGATTTCTTACGAACAATAACCTTTACAATTTTATCTTCATACTCTCTAGCATCAAAAGTCTGGTGAGGAGTATCTTCATAATAAATCTTATAAAAAAGACGATATGGATTACTAATAGGGGTATGTTCTAAGGTATCGGTATCAAAAAGATGAAATCCTCTAGAATCCTCAAAATCATTCCAATAGATTTCATAAGGATTGCCCAGATAATAAATGTTTCCTCTATTAGATCTAGTATGAAAATGACCTGAATAGACTTTTTCAAATCTCTCAAAAGGACTATAATCAAATCCATGATCCATCACAACATATTCATTAACTTTAAACCCTTGCAATTCTAAATGTCCCATCACGCAAGGAGATTTTGATTTAGTTAATGCCTTAAGAGTCTCTTTTTCATTCTCAGCATTAATCCAAGGAATAAGAAGAACTCCTAATTCACCTAATTTAATTTCAGTAGGTCTAGAGTAAACTGTTAGATTTTGATATTCCTTTAATAATAAATCTACTGCATTAATATCATTAGTATTCTTATAATATGCAGTATGATTACCAACTATAGTATGAACAGTAATGCCCATATCTCTCAAACGATCAAAATAATTGCTTTTTGCCCAAGTTAGCGCAGAAAAATCAATACCTTTACGACTATCAAAGGTATCTCCCATATCAACAACTATTTTAATACCCTCTTTCTCTAAAGTCGGAAAGAAAACATCCTCATAAAATTTTAAAAAATAATCATGAAAGAGTTTAGAATTTTTACGGCATCCAAAATGTTGATCAGTAATTATTGCAACCTTCATTAATTACGAAGTTTGGAATGAACAGCATCCTTGATGGAATTATAATCTGAATAATTCGCAGCGTCAAGATCATTAGCATCGAAGACCTCATCAAAATTAGTCTTCTCTAAAATCTTATTCTTAATTTCTAATTGCTTTTTCTCTTGTGATATCCTTCTTAAAAAAGCATAGTAAATGATTTGAGTAAAGTATGCAAATGGATTCTTACTTTTCTCTGGATTGAAGTTATGAATATATCTTACACAATTTTCTATACCATCACATATCATATCATCCTTAAACATATAATTCACAAAGTTTGGCTTATATGATAAATGATTAGCAATCTTTAAAAAACATTCTCCAATATATCTTGGTATTTGAGGCTTTGGATTACCTTCCAACTGTGCTCTTTCTATAGCAGCAAAATAAGCTTCTAATGCAGCAAGAAATTCTTTATTATTAACATAATGTTCGGATCTCTTTCTACGCGTAGTCATAGTTATAGGTGCTGCATAATTTGGCATCTTTATTGCTTATCTGCTCTTAATATTATAACAGCAATTAGCAACGTTGACAAGGTATCAATTTATAAGTAGAATACCTTTGTTGGGTTTGAAGGGTTAGTTCGAGCTTGATTTGTATAATTTCTCTAAAATCTCTTTAGCGTCATTTACACTAGATATATATCCCATTCTCTTATTCAACTTAGTATGATTAGTTTTATGCATCTTCTTGATATAATCTTGATAGAAAATAATCATCTCTACATTTTCTGATTCTGATAAAGTTAAAACTTCATCTAAATTAATAATAAACAAATCTTCACTAGAAGTTTTTAACCAAGGTTCAAATTTATATCCACTAACTTGACCTCTAGTTTTTACTTCTTCCACTACAATAGGATTAGAAACTAATAATAAAGTTCTATCTCCTTCATCAGAAGCAGAAACTTTAGCAAATACTTCGTCACCACATTTAAATTTTAGTGTTGCATAAAAATCATCTTCTATCATTCATTTTTCCTCCTTGATATCTATTGTTATGATTTCATAGTTAAATTGCTCTTGTACGTATATTTTGACTCTTTCAATAAAATGATTTAAGGTATAATTTTTTCTTGATCCTGTAGTCAAATCATCAGCAATATCATAGAGTTTTGCTTTAACCTTGTCTTTGCCTTTTCTTAAAACTCTTCCAATAGACTGGAGATTTCTAATTCTAGACTTAGATGGGCTAGCAAAAATAACGTTGTGTAGCCTCCTAATATTGATGCCTGTAGAGAATGTTCCATAAGAAGCAACTATGATAGCATTGGATTCTTCTTCAGTTATTTTTCTAACTTCTTCTCTGTCTTCGGCGTCAACACCGCCATGAATGAAAAATACTTTTCTCTCATGGATTACAAGGCTATTTATTATTTCATAAAGTATCTTACCATGTGCTTCTACTCGACTATAAAGTATGAGAGTATTGCCTTTTAAATCTACTGCTAAGTTTGAAATAAATTTATTTCTTTTTACATGACCTATTAAATATTGAATCTCATCCTCATAAGTTTCAAACTTTTTAGGTTTATATTTAAGCAATAAACATTGGATATCTAATTGGGAAAGATGCCCTTGTTCCATCAAATCCTTAGTTTGAGTTACTTTGTAGGATGGTCCAAACAGTCCTTCTAAGACCCACTTATGGGTCTGTGTGCCATCTAAAGTTCCTGTGAACCCATATCTATACTTAGCATGATGTAACTTATCCATGATGCTTACTAAAGACTTACTTTTGAAAAGATGAGCCTCATCACCAATGATAACATCGTAATCTTCAAAGAATCCTTTCTCTAAATTATAAACCGATTGCCACGTAGTAATTGTAACTTCATTAACATTAGTCCTTTCTCTACCTGCATATATTCTATGACAATGATTCCCTGGGTCCCATCCATACTCCTCAAAATCTTTATACATTTGTTCCACTAGAGAAGTGGTAGGAACTACTAAAAGAATTTTCTTCTTCTTAGCTACAAAATATCTTACAATGGCATATATCATTAATGACTTGCCAGATGCAGTAGGAGATATTAAAAGTTTTCTATTATATCTTAAAGCATCATATACTGCATCCAATTGATAGTCTCTAGGTTTAAATTTAGTGATGGACGCCATATAATCCTTCACCCCTCTCATAGAAATCATTTCATTGACTTCGAATGGTGGACCATAAAACTTATTGGTTTCAAACTTATAGGTATATCCTGCTCCCTCACAAAAAGCAATAATTTTATCTAAAAGACCAACATAGATTCTTTTGGTCTTCAAATTAAAAAGATGTACGTATCCATCCCAGTACTTACTTCTGTACTGCGGCATAAATTTTTTAGACGGAACTTCAAATCTAAATCTATCCTTTAACTCATATTCAATATGAGGTTCAGTCGTTATTTTAAGATAAACCTCGTTTACCTTTTCAATAGTAAGATTATCCATAACCAGCTTGGAACTTTATTACTTCAATTGCATTCTTAATCTGATATGTCCTATTAGAAATCTGTCTGAGAATGCTTTCCAAGTAATTTAGCGTGGTTTCATAATATTCAATTTTAAGAGAAGACGCAGAAAGTTTCTCATCAGCATCAAGATACTTTTGCATTGTATCTTTATCTCTAATCTTTTTAGGAAAAGGATCTTTTATATAAACATCTGGATCTGCTTTACCACCATAATATTCATATCTTGCATGTCTTATATTCTTTCTTTGTTGCTCTGCTCTCTTTTTTAGAAGAGAAATTCTATTATAAATGTCATAATACTTAGCATGGAGCATAGGTATATTCAAAGATTCTGTATGTAAATTATCTGCATCTATCTTAGAATCCTTTTCCCACATAATCTGAAGATCATCTAAATCAATCATAAATTAACAATCATCCGCATTCATATCTAGTATATTGTATATAGTATACTTAAAAGTGACCTGTGCTGTGAAGTACTCTAGGTCTGTTTGAGTAGCATCAAAGTCTAACGTTGTTAAACTGACAGGGAACATATTCTCAAAGATTACTTTAAATTTAGGAATATTATTTGAATCTAAAACAGTTAATGTTCCATCGGAATATAGATTTAATTGACTTCTTGCTGGCTGACTTAAATCGCTTTTCTCTTTCTGATACTTATATGTTTCTGACAAACTTTCTGGGAATCCTAGACCTCTAAGCCAGTGTTGAATCTCCATGTAATTCTCAAGCTTTTCATCAACCAAAAAACGTAAAGTTAAATCTTCAAAATCAAGAGTCTCTCCTGGTAATGGAATATCCTTCAAGTAATTAGGTACGCTAAGTGTTCCTAGAGTCATCGAAGGAATACTTACCATGTTTCCAAAATAGGAAACCTTGGGTGCTCTATTCATTATAAATTGGAACCCAGTAGGAGCTAGAAAATTTCTATTCTCAATTTGTCCTACTATAGACTTTTTAACGACCATGATCTTTCTAATTATTTAGAAACTGATTTTCCATAATAACCCTATACATTAAATCTCTAAGTTTAGTTAACCTTTCTTTTTCTGACGGATGTAATTCAGATGATGTCTCAGCGTATTTTAATATACAATTATACAATAATTTGACCTCATGGATACTAATATCCATATGAACTACAAAAGGTTCAGGTCTTTTCTTTTCCATTTTACTTTGTGACGGTTATCTCAATTGAATCATCATCCATTTCCCACTCTTCTTCTACCTTAAACCCCAACTCTTCCAGAGTAGTATGGACAGCAGTTCTAACGTATTGTTGGGTGGTACTATCATTATTGAATAACTCAGTATCGTTTACAATTCCTTCTTTAGTGATGGAAAATTTCATGTTAATTGTTATATCTCATTACAAGTATAACATATTTATTCATCAACCACCATTTCCGCCACCACCGTTACCACCGCCATTACCATTACCGCCACCATTGCCATTGCTACTTCCATTACCGTTAGTGGACCCATTACCATTGCCGTTGCCATTTCCATTCCCATTTTCTCCATTATGATGATGGTGATGTCCTCCACCCCACCAGCGTCCGCCATATATTTTACCAGAAGGAACGCAATCTTTCAACTTAGCATCCCATTTCAATCCTGGTGGACACTTCTTACCTTCCATAAAGGTTGAGAATTTCATCAATTATCATCCTCAATTTCTTTTTTTATTTCCTTCTTCAATTCTTCCCTTTCTCTTGCCTTCTGTTGATTTTTATTTCTAGATTCTTGTTCATCTGCTACGTCTTTTTCAAATTTCTGTCTAGATTTTTTTGACTTCTCCACGGCAGATTGCTTCTGAGCTTTCTGTTTTTGAGCCAACTCTAGTCTTCTATCATTTAAATTTTCTTGAAAATCCCAGAAACTTTTCATAATCAAGCCTCATTTACTATATTAGCATTTTCCCACTTGTAAATATAAGGTTCTGCTTCAGCAGCTGCCTGAGTAGCATAAAGCTTTCTATTAGCAAATGTTTCATCCCATACATTACTACCCTTATAGTAGACTGTGCCTACACTAGGCATAATACTAGGTTTTTCTATACGGTAAGCCATATCACCAGTTTTTTAATTATTTATCTACTACAATATCTCTTTCAATCTGATCTTCTAATTTTTCTTTAGCAGCATTAACAGCAGCCATTCTTCTTTCGAGATTATCTTGCCAGTAAGTATATACTTCTAATACTTTCTTTTGTCGTTCTGTACGACTCATTTTTGAAAAACAAAACATTTTTATGAACGCAGGTCTCCTTAGATATTTATTTGCATAAAAAAAGACCTCCTAAAAGGAGGTCTTGTAAATGTGTGAAGATATAAACTTCTGATCACATTAGATTCTTAACAGCTACTCTTCTGTAGTAACGGTTGCTGTTAACATGAAGTCTGCCTAGACCTGGTGTTGTTCCTTCAGCAAATGGGTTAGCAACAATACCATATCTGGTCTTGAAGCCAATCTTGGGCTGGAAGGAGCCATCATCCACTGCTCTGACCATCTGGAGAGGTACATAAGGGCAATAGAAGAGTCCAGCATCATAAGGGGAAGAACCCTTATAACCAACAACATAATACTGGTTACCTGAGTTAGTTGCTGTATTAGCAGAAGCTAGGTTAGCAGCATATGGGTCAATGTAGACTTTAAACTTACCATTGATTGTTCCAGCAAATGTATTGCCAGTATCATCAACATTGAGGTTTGCATTGAGTGCAGGAGTGTAATCCAGGATACCTGCCATTGTTAGTGCAGAAGCAACATCAGCGGAGCACAGGACCATATTGCCCTTTCCACGTCTTGTTCTTTGTGCAATAGCATTAGCATCTCTTTCAATCTGGAATAGAAGTCCTTTGAACTTCTCAACAGACCATCTACCATTGGAGTCAATGTCAAGGTCAAACACACCAGCAGTAGCAGTGTTAGAAACAGCACCTTGCTCAGCAACCTTATAGATTGTTCTGATAACTTCTCTGTTGATCTCAGCGAGGATCTCAGTGGAGAGAATGTTAGCAAGTTCTGCTTCTGCATTAAGACCATGAATTGCCTTAAGGTCCTGAGCAAGCTCTAGTGAGTACTCAGCCTTCAGGGCTCTTGACTTAGCAGTAACGGTTACCTTCTCAATGGAGAATGCCATCTGGTTGAAGGCATAGTTGCCAGAACCATATAGATTCTCAGCATCACCAGTAGGCATACCCTGACCTACATTGTAGGCAGTAGAGGTTGCAGTACCAGTTGGGTTAAGAAGGGAAGGATTGTCACCAGCTTGTGTGTCAGTACCAATACCAGCGTTAAGATCAGCAAAATCTCTGGTCAGTGTGGTGTTATCACCCTTATCTGTACCTGAGAATGGTGTATCTGCTTCATTGAATAGTGCTTCAGTTCCACTCTGTGAAGTGTAACGTGAGCGCATTGCAAAGATGAGTCCAGTAGGACCACTCATTGGTTGAACACCAGCAAGGTCATATGCGACCAAGTTTGGCATTGCACGTCTGATCAATGAGATCAGAACTGGGTCGAAACCAGCAACTGGACCAGCGGGAGTAGCATCACCACCGAAACCACCCTGAGCGCCAGCAGCATTAGCAGCGTTAGTTGGGACAGCTTCTTGAAGGTTAATACCACCAGCACTAAATGCTGTTTCTTCTTTTAAAAACTTTTCTTGATTTTCTAGCAGGACAGCGGTTACAGCTCTACGATGATTATCTTTAATCGGATCTAGACCTTCATAGTCTAGGAGAGGAGCCCACTTTTCCTGCAACTGTTCGGATTGGAACATTGCGATTTACCTAAGTAATTGGGTTTGATTTATAATATATTCAGTTCTGCTTTTTGAAATTGCCTAGTGCTCTTACATAAGCATCCATCCCTACAGCAGTAGGAGCGGTAGTACTATCTACACCTTCGGAAAGGGTCTGAGCATTAGAGGTTGTCTTAGCAGATTCAGTAGCAGTTCTTGTGAAGTAAGACTCCTTGAGAACTTCTAACTTTTCACGATAAGATTCTTCACTTTCAAACTCCACACTTTCAGAAAGTGATGCAAGCTTCTCTTTCTGAGTGACTGCTAGTCCATCAGAAACAGACTCAAGAATACCATTGGCAACCGACTCTCCGAGTCTGCTGTTTAAACCAATGTTCTTCTCAATTTGCTCATTGAGTTTGGTCTCCATATCATCTAGTTTTGTTACCATGCTTTCCAGCACATCATATTTCTCTTCAGGGATTGTTACATAATGTTCTTCAAATAGACCTCTCATTCCACTAAGGAAGGATTCAGTCATTTCGGTCTTAAGACCATGCTCTATTGCAAGAGTATTTTCTGTCATCCACTCTTCAGCAACATACTCAAGATACGAGTCAACACGTCCCCTTAGGGATTCTTTGACTGTTTCTGTCTCTTCTTTGAGTTTTGCTTCATACTGGATTTCAAGAGTCTCTTGAATTTCTTTTACTTTGGAATTCAAAGCAGCTTCAAAAATGAGCTTTGCTTTCTCTTTGAATTCTTCAGAGATTTCTTCTCCACCTAGGAGAGCATTAACATCTTCATCAATGTCAACACCATCATCAACTTTTTCAGATTCAGCAACTACTGTCTCATCTTCAGTCACTTGATCTTCCTCTATGGTTTTGTCTCCAGGAACTTCTGTCTCTTGCTTGAGGACCTTTTGATCACCAGGAACAGCCTTGGCATTAACTATGTCAGCCACGGTCTTGATCTTTGGTTCTTTGATTCTGGCAGAGTCATTAGTAGGACTGTAGTTCTCAGGGGTTGGCCCACCAAGATCTTCCCACGTGGCAGATTGCCCAGGTGTGATGTCAGCTACCTTCTCAGGAGGCTGAGCAGGCTTAGCGTTTGCATTCACAGCAGTTTTAGATTGCTCCATTTCTTGTAATTCGTTACCACGAGACATTTGTACAGCTCCGATTTCTTATGATTAAAATCTATATTTATTTAGTAGATTAGGATTTTACAATGAGTTTAAGAACTCATTAAAAATATTTAACTTATTTTCATTTAGTTGTTTTTGGTCAACTAATGTATTAATCTGCTTATAAGTTTTAGCAGCTTGTTGCTCTCTGAGGACTCCACCGTCCCAGATCCAATCTTTTCCTTCCATAATTCCTGAGACAAAAGCATCAGGTGCAGAAGGGTCTGCCACTATATCTGCAGCAGTTGATAGCATAAAGTCATCACTAACCACATTATATCCTTCACGAGTTGGTTTCAATGAACCAATTCCTCTTGAAGAAACTCCCAACTTGACTCCCTCATCAATGAGGTTCTTAGCAATATTACCCATTGGGGTATTCATAATCTTTGCTTTACCTATAAAATTATTTCCACTTTCTTTAAGTGCAATAATCTTATGGGAAACTCTATCAAGATTGACAGTAGGACCATCAGGATGACCAAGTTCTCCAAGTGCTCTTCCAGTAACAATATTGGATTCATTGTATCTTGCAACTTCCTTTCTTAGGATGTCCATTGGATACATTCTTCCATTTCTGTTTTGAAGATCTCCTTGTAGGAAAACACCTTCTATGTACAGAGACTTCTTACCATTGCGTTCTTCAACGATAAAGTCAACTGATTCTATTTCTTCTCTAATGAGTTTCATCAGGCATCTCCGGAAACTTGGACTTGTTGATAATATAATGCCCCATATGGTTGGGTAGCAGTTCCCTTCACACTAACCAAAAGATTTGATCTTAGTTCAGAGTAATTTATACCAGTAAAAGCAGTAGCACCAGCACCTATACCATAATCATGAGTTACTGTAACTTTTGTACCAGGACCCCAATTACCATCAGCAGATTGATTAATACTGGCAATTGCTAAATCACTAAATTCCCAATGCTTATTAGCAGCACTGTCTGTTGTTAGTGATACTTTTTGACCTTCAAAAAATGGACATCCTGTACCTTCTGGGAAGAAAAGTGTAACTGTTGTTCCAGAAGTTGAAACTCCAACTACTCTTTGGGAAGAAGGTCTTCCTACATTAATGGTTGAAGATGAATCTTTTCCAACCACAAAATCAGTTGTGGCAGCAACAGCAGTATTACCAACTGCAACATGACAAGAAGCATTTTCAGTAATTACTCTTATTGTGTCTGATTTATGAGCAAATTTAGCACTATAACCTACTGCTGCATTAGCAGCTATGGCTACAGAAGCTCCAGATCCTACAGGTTGAAACGCCATTATTTTAAATTACAATAGTCCTATACGTTAGTTATTTATTAAATTTTAAGCATCAGCTATTTAAGCTTCAACCTCTGCTTCACTTTCTATTTCAGTATCAGTATCCAACTCTGCTTCAGTTTCTGGATTATCCAGATTTATATCATTATCGAATATTGATGCTGCCACGTCAGGTCGAATTTTTTGAATATTCTCTGCACTTTTGGCATATAAAATATCCTTAATCTTATCGCTAATTTGCGAAGGTGATTCATCAGTCGCCAACAAATCCATTAATTCATCCATATCTAAAAAGAATAATACAACTTAGCAGGGTTATTTATATCTCTCCACCCTTGGGAGACTCAAACTTTTTTTCCTGTGGTGAAGGATCTATGGGGTTTGCTCCCATGTCTCCATTAATTTGAGGAGCTGCAGGGTCCAAAGGCATTCCAGTCTCAGGATCTATAGGTGCATTAGGATCAGGAATTACTCCATCTTTAATTTCTTGTTCAATGATCTTATCCTGTTCAATGATTTCACCATCAGTCTGTCTGAGAATCTGTCTCCTCACATAATCAGCAGAGTAGTACTTACCAATATAAGGTTCTGCTGCGCCAGCAAGATTGAGTCTTTCTTGTAGAAGTTCAGAATCTTTAAGTTCAGCAAAGTGATTGTCATAAAGATAATCATACTGAATATGATCTTCCATCACATCCCAATCTTCTGGGGTTATGATGTTCTTTAAGATAAGTTGAGTTTTTAATATGTCACTAAACAGATGAGAGAATCTCTTCCTCATTCTACCTACAAACTTACTAAACTTAACTTCATCTCTAAGAATTTCAGAAGATCTTCCAAGATTAAATCCACCTTCTCCACTAACCCTAGTTTCAGGTACATTTAATGACCTATAAAGCTTCTTCTGGAAGTAATTAATGTCTGTAATTTCTCCAAGATTCTGCCCACCAGGAAGGGTGGTGATTTCAGTTCCCCTACCCCCTTCTCGTCTAGGAAGCCAGAAGTCTTCCATCATAGACATAAACTTTTTATCATCACGAACCTCACCTGTGTTAGCATCATAGACAAGTTTATTTCTATAACGCATCATTACATCACGTAAATACTGCTCTGCTTTAACTTTAGGTAGATTACCAACATCAATATAGAAGATTCTTCTTTCTGGTGCTCTTGATAATCTATAAATTACTAAACTATCCTCAATCATCATTAATTGATTGAGTGGTTTGATTGCTTTATGTAACCAAGAAAGAGTTGATCCCTTATTCCTATCTACTAATCCAGAAGTACAATAAGTGACCGAATCACGGGTCATCTTAATTCCTTTTGCTGGATTTCCTCCACTACTAGTATAAGTCTGACCAGTATTAGTTCCCTGAGGAGTAAAAATAAAATATTCTTCTATATCTGGAAAATTATATGCTGTTACATCTTCTCTTACTAATCCGTTACCAACTGCATTCCCAGATTGCTTTTTTATCTGGCGTATAAAACGCATCTTGGCAGAATCAATATATCTTAATTCCTGAATTCCTTCGTGAGGAGCCTTTTGGTCTATTACTTTATTATAATAAAGTCTTCCATCGATATACCAATTTCTGAATATTTCGTGTGCTTTCTTATCAAAATCTAAAAGTTCAAGAATAAACTTAAACTCTTCTCTTATTTTTTTCTTTATGCCATCACTAGCATTTAAATTCTCTAGATCAATTTGTATTGGACTATCATTAGTATCAGCTACAATTGCTTCATTTACAATATCCTCAATTGCACTATCACATTCTGGATACAAAGACATCTGACGATATCTTCTTAATAAGTCATTCTCAGTTCTATATACACCCTCAATATCTACATACGAACCAAAAAACCCGGAACTGACATAATGCTCCGATCCATCCTGTTGATTAGGAGGAACCGGAGATATTACGCCAGGTGGGGTTTGATCCGTATCTTCAATAGAGAAACCAAATAATCTCGCCATGTCAATAATACTACTAGAAGTTTATCCTTCTAGTATTTATCAAGAAATTAAAACCTCTCCTGATCCACCACTTGATTGTAATGAATTGCCAATTGTGAAGTACTGAACCTGGAATGTTACATCAAATTCCTCAGGTGTATCAGTAGTATCATAACTTAGAGCAATTTCAGCAACTGAAGTAGGGAAGATATCATAAAACTTGTATGTTCTGAGAATAGAAGATTCTGCACCATCATTAGAACCAGAAGCAACTCCTGCTCCTCTTCCTAACTGTTGAACAAAAGCATCAGACATATAAGAAGATGGATTAGTAACACCAGTGGCGTCATCCAACTTACTCATAGCATTTGCCCATGTTTCAAAGGCAGTTCTTATTCTAAAATCTTCATCATTTATAACTGTAACTGTCCAAGGATCGAATGTCCTATCTCCAGCTACATGTAAAACTCTTCCTCTAAAAGGAATAGTCACATCTCCTATATTTGAAGCAGGAAGTGTTGCTGCTTTACATAAAAATTTAAAGACTCCATTTTCTCCATCATCACCTGATCCCCATGCTCCATTAACTGAAGATGGGAAAGTAGGAATTGAGACTTCAAATAAATTGGGGCGGGCAGCGCCACCTGCCAGTTTTGCTTTAAATTGTGAAAGTGTTCTTGTTTCTGCCATTAGTTGGTTCCTCCTATGTTATTTAATAAAGTTAAACAGTTCCTACAACTTCTTCGAATGCAACACCAGTTCTGGTAGCAACGAAGGTCAAAGTGACATAGTTAATAGATTTAGTTGGCTTCAAGTAAATGTCAGCTCTGAATTCATTATTATCAATAACATCAGGGGTGTTATTAGTTTCATCACAAACAACTAGGAAGTCATATAGACCTCTCTTAGCTTGGACATCCCTTAAGTAAGGTTCAACAATGTTAACAAAGTTCGACCTAGTATTTACATCATTTAGTTCGAACAGTTGAGCATTTGCAGCCCCTTCAAGTGATTGTTCCACTGTAAGGAACAGTCTTCTAACATTGATTCTATCGAATGCAGATGCATAACCAAGAGCAGTCTTATCTCCAAAGAGCATAATACCAATACCCTTTTGATTGATAATTGGATTAACTCTTGCAGAGTAAAGAAGATCTCTTTGATCCTTATTAGGAGTATATGCTAGTTTAACAGCATTATTCAGAATTCCTCTTTGTTGACCAGCAGGTGAGAACCAAGGATATGCATTGATTCCTGTTCTTACCATCAATCCAGCAACGTCTCCATTACATGGGATCCAACGGAATTCATTATTAAATCTGTCATACATGTACTTATAACCAGTATCAAATACACCATAGGATGAAGATGATAGTGGACTGTAGTACTTAAGTAAATTATTTGTTGCTGTTGTTGTGTTTGAAACATTAACAACATTTGCTCTGTGAGGTGAAATACAAGCAACACAATCTTTTCTATCACCTGCAATTGAGAGCAGGAGGTTTGCTTTTGCTTGAGTTTGAGCTTCTACAGATAGACCAGGACCCATAATTAGGAAGTCTACTGCAACATCATCTTTGTTAGAGAACTTATTATAAGATGTCATCAAGTTTCCTAATGTAGCAGTCATTCCACCACCAGAAACATAGTTCTCACCACCACCTAGAGTATAAGTAACATTTCCTATGCTACTGAAGTTAACTCCCTGTGCAGATTGTCCCCAAAGACCATCACCAGTTGTTACTTTAACGTAATCTGAGGAGAATCCATCAGCTTTAGGGTCAGTTAACCAGTAAGCATCAACTCCTTGTGATGGGTTGTAACCAGCCCATATCTGAGCTGAATTGTCTACAAGGAAATCCTTATAGTATGTCTTCTTGCCAGATTCGCCATCTGCAACTGTATCTTTTGCTTTAGATAGGAAACTATGCTTCTCAAGGATGTTCCCTTGAATTCCTGTAATGTCTCCAGTGTCATCTACGATAACAATATGACAAGCATCATTCTGTCCTTGTCTGTTGGAAACATAATTACTTGTTACAGGTTTTGAAGCAACTGCTTTCCAATAAACTGTAGAATTAGTTAATCCAAGAGTCTGTTGATCATACCAATCAACTGAAGTAGCTGCGGATCTAGATACACCAGAAGCACCACCTCCACCAGTATTGATACCAGAATTATTGACTAACCATAGAGTGTCAGATACTTCAAAGGATCTAGCAGGATCACTTTCCTGATAGTTAATCTGTGTTTCAGTTCCTGCACTAGATACTCTAGAGAATATCTTAACATCTATTGTACTGTTAGAAGCAACAGCGTCTGTTGAAACGCCTGTAATAATACCTTTTAGATAACCTGTAAAACCTGAGGTTGAACCAGCACCAGGGATAACTACGTTATCCAATGTTGATGTAATACCATATCCAATTACCATTCCAGCATTCCCTGGATTAGTAGTAGCAATTCCAATTGTTTGGTCAGCAGCATTGTCAATGAAGCAAACCTTCATTGTATTAGCCCAATTACCTGGGTTCTTTGCTCCATAATAGAAATCTGTGGCAGTTGTATGATTTGCCTCATAGTCATCCTTATTTTCTATCAATAAGGAATCTGTTGATGCAATACCTACACCAGCATTAGCATTATTTAAATCATCTCCACTTGTTCTTACTACCTTTAAAACTCCTCCATAACTCAGGAAGGAAGAAGCAGTCATCCAGTACTCGTACTGGCTATCAGAAGAGAGTGGTTTACCAAATGTATCGATGAATTGTTGTGATGTTTGAATATCCACAACTTCATTAACTGGTCCAATCTTAAATGGACCGGCAATAGCACCGATGTTATCTAGTACATTCTCAGCTCTTCCGACTGTTAAATCAACTTCCCTGATTAATACACCAGGAGATAATTGAGGAGTCGCCATGTTATTTTCCCCTAAAGTCTCAGTTTATCTAAAAATATTTATTAAAATCACCATTTACATATAGTCCCACATATAGGATCTATCACCATATTCATCAGTATGCCATCTATCCCCCTCTTCATCCACAAAACTCCCTTCATCCAATCCATCATCAACAAAACCAAAAGGAGCCATATCTTGTTCTATCTGATTTTTTTGATCTTCATATAATCTTTTTCTTACATCTTGGTCGGTGAGTTCCTTAAAATAATCTTGAGCAACAAGCCATGCATATATTACAAGGCACATAGCTAAATCATCATTACAACCTTCCTCTGCTTCAAATGAATTATGTTTTTGTATGAAAGTTGTCAATTCACTCATTATTTCATAATCTTTAAAAAGCAACTTATCTGCCTCAATCATAGTTTTGAGATTTAATGATCCCACTTTCTTCACAGTCTTGGACATTTTTACTCCAAGTTGTGTTTTCTTTCCTGAGAATCCCTGTCCTACAACTTGACCTGCTCTACCTCTCATGGAACACATAAGAAGATTCTCATATTCTAAATCATAATTTATAATAGATGCTACTTGATCCCCAACATCATTTACTTCACAAAGAATAAATGCTTGATTATATTGTGTTGCTACCTCGTATATTATACTAGGAAATAACATGGGTTTAATTTCATTATCCCTATACTTCGCAACAACTTGATGCGGGAACTTTGTAATATCCACAACAACAAATGCAGAATAGTCATTTCCTACTCCCCTTGCAACGTCCACAGTCATGGCATAATCATGATCCTTTTTGACATTTTCGTAAATATCTAATCCAGCATTTTGTTGGATAGGAGCATCATAAACTAAAGTCCTCAACTTGCTAGGAGCAATAAGAGTATCAACTGATCCTAAGAATTCGCATTCAAACTCAATTTTAAACTGTGATTCTGACGTGTTAGCAATAGTTTGTCGTCTCCACTTTTCATCCCTACCAGGAACTTCAGTCCAATGAACATCTGTAGGGATATACTCATTCTTACCACGTTCAGCATCATGCCACAAACGGTAAAAATGATTCATACCGTGTGGTGTTGAAACTATTATGACTTTTGTTGATTTACCAGAAGTAATAGTAGGATAAACAGAGGCAAAGAACGAATCAGCAATGTGATTTGGGACGAACGCGAACTCGTCGAGAAAGAGGATGTTAAACGACATACCTCGGACAGCAGATGCAGATGTAGAAGCTGCCAATATCTTACTGCCATTTTCTAACTCCAATGAACCTCTGTTCCATGATAAAATACCTTGTTGCATCCATTTGGGTAAATTTTCATAAGCAATCTGCAACCTACCCAAAAGTTCTCTTGCAGTTGCTGCTTTATTAGCTAGTATACCAATATTTACACTAGAATTAAAGACCGCATAATGAAGCAAGAATGCTACAACAGTGGTAGATTTACCAGTCTGTCTAGGCATCTTACATATATTAAATCTCTGCTCATGAAAATTTTCAATTAATTTCTCTTGAAAATGGTATGGTGCAAAAGGTTGTAAACCTTCATCTAGAGTAACAATTTTAATATAATTCTTAGCAAAATATACCGGATCGTCTTTACACTTGACGTATTCCTCTACATGCTCCCTTGTAAATTCAATAGGAGTATTTGCTTTTTTTAGATTAGGATTACCAAGATAAATTTCAGCAGAACTCATAATTTAAAATCCTCAATTAATTTGCAGTGAATCCGTCTCCCTTACCAGCATGAATATATGGATCTCCATAATTAACAGCAGAAATTGTACAATTTCTTAGAATAGCACTAGGATAAACCTGATTTAAAGCCGTTTGAACTTCCTTCTTACTAGGTTTTCCTGGTTGAGGGAAGAACATCTTACAGAAATAAGTTTTTCCTCTCCAACTATACATTAATTCATATACATTCCCATTCTGGGCAGGAATTCTAGTTGTTGCTACCTCTTGAATAGTGTCTCCTTCTGGTTCATAGGACTGCATATTCACAGTCTTCTTCTTATTCACCTTAAGAACACTATTAACATCCTTAGCAGCTTTACCAACTGCCTTCACTCCTGATGCTACACCCTTACCAAATTCAGACTTCTGTACTTTTCTTACAGTGTCACGTACCTTACGAACTCCTTTTAGATCTCTAGCCTGAGCATTTCTAACTGCACCTTTAATCTTACCTAAAAGACCTACTCTAGAAGTTTCCTTCTTTGGTTGAGTTTCCTTTGCTTTTTGTACTCCACTGTCAACCTTCTTTTTAACTGCATCAGCCTTTTTAGAAGTAGATCTTACCAACTTAGGTGTCTTAAATGCCCTAGTAGCAGCAGCACGTTGAAGAGTGTCTTTTGGAGTACCTCGTTTAACTGCATCAGATTTGTCTGCTTTAATGTCAGCAGCCTTTTTCTTTGCAGTCTTAAGAGATCTTACATTCATCTTACGGGCATCTCTTGTCACACCAGT